TGACCAAAGTTCAGATCACCAGACATGGTGCCACCAAGGGTCTGCAAAGCGTTGTTGTCAACCTCTTGTGCAGTAAACAACACTTGGTCAAAGTTGTTGTTCAAGTCTTCTGCTTTAACAGCCGAGCCAGCAAAAAACGTTGCTGTCTTTTCGTCGTTGTCAGTATCGCGGAAAATAATCACGTTGGCCCCGTTAGACGGAGCCGTAGTGAAAGAAACAGTAGTTGCGTTGGCTAGAGTAAATGCGGTTGTATTTACGCCGTCGATTTTAGCTTTGACGTCGGCGGTTTTAATATATGGAAATGTAAAAGAGAAGTTGGTGGTGGAACCATTCCCTGTGAATGAATTTTGGGTTACAGCCATTGCATGTTAGTATCTGTTAGTTATCGAAGTATGTACGATAGGTTTGTGAGAACCTTTCGATTGCTTCTTTGTTTTGCTCTTGCCGTTGACGTTCGACACCTTGCAGCCTAGTGACTTCATCAATGTCGTTACGTTTAGTTGCCAGATCGATTAGCTGTTTATTACGGATGGATTGCACAAGATCAGGACGAATGTCGAGAAGGGCTTGTTCAGCAATGAGCTGACCCTCTTTTACAACTCTGTCCATTTCTCTGTACAGTGACGTTTTTTGTTCGTCAAGAGCATGGTCATCTAGACCAACGTCTGCACCAACAGCACGGTGTGCTCTAATTTTACCTAGAATGTACTTATATTTAGGCTTATCTAAAATCTTCTCCATTTGTTTCCAACGTTGTTGTGAGCCAAAATGACGTTGGATGAACTCAAATTCTTCTGGACTGTATTCCACAGAACCAGTAGAATCTCTCTTCAATGCGCTAAGACCTCTCCAACCTGAAGTGTTGAGTTTTTCACGCCAAGGTTCAGGTCCGTCAATCATCGGGAACGGGCTGACAGCATTAAATGCACGCATCCAAGGGTTGTCAATATGTCCAACAGGTTGTCCAGTCCAAGAGTCAATGACCATAGGAAGGTCTTTACTGACAACTGGGAACCGGCTTTGGATCTGTCCGACAAAATCATTGTGGATGTTCTTGACAGTGCTGTCGAACATCTTAGTAACCATGTTAATGCCAGATCCCATCGGTACGTAGTTACTTACAGTGCCTGACAACAGTCGAATCATTCCAGTGTCATCACCACCAAGCATCTTGACAATTGGTTCCAAACCTGTGAGGAGAACCATGTCAGAGTACATAGATGTCAAAGTCCACTGAATTTTTCTGCCGATATTATCCATCATTGCTTCGTCAGCGTCACCAGCGTAATAAGCCAGATCACCAAGCAAAGTCAGAAGTGGATCTACACCAGGAATACCTTTGTAGCTGTACCATTTACCACCAAGGTAAATAGTTTTCGGTACGTATCCATCTTGACGTTCTCTATAACGACGTGCGGAATTGTAGTGACCAGATCCACGAATGTTTCCAGACGCTGCAAAGCCCCACATGGATTGATAAAACAGTCCACTAAAAGCTAGACGTCCAATGTACTCTCTCTTCAGGTTTTGGAAGATTGCACGTGCATTAGGGTCTTTGTCAAAATCAACGTCGTGCTTAGCCAGTGCCTTCCTAATGTCATCATCGCTTCTTGCCCAAATTACATCACCTTGTTTTGTGATACCGGGCAGCGCAGCCAAAGGTGAGTATGATGCTTCTAACTTCAAAGCATTAGTGCTTGAAGTTGGGAAGTACATAAAGTTACGCAGGAATGGATATTGATCAATAGCGTTGTTTGCAAGAGCAGCGGCTTTGTCGTCAAGGTTAAGTGCAATCTCACCAGCGGCATTTTTAGCTGCTTTGTCAAGCAAAACACCTCTGCTGTCGAACATGCTCTTAAAGACTTCATGCTCAGCTTCACGAAGTGCTTTTTCGTCAACGTAACCAAACTTGCTAAACACGTTGTCGTAGGCACGAATGCGTGCAGTCAGCGTGGCAAGATACACATTAGTGCCTTGGTCAATACCAGACATACCAATCTGTGTTGCACGACCAAACCTGCTGTTACCAAACAAATGCATAGCCTGCGCCATACGCAGCTTCATAAGTTCGCCATACTTACCTTCCGCTTTTAAGGTCGGTGCAAGCATGTCAAAGATCTTAGTCTTGTCGTCAGCGTGTTTTTGGAAGTCCTTACGAATAAAATCCTTAAACTCATCAGGGTTCATGAAACCCTTTTTGATAAGACTAAAGCCGTCCACTACAGCACGTTTTGCTGTTTCGTAACTGGCTGCGTAGTAATAAGCAAACCGTTCAATAGCTTTAGGGTCACCAGCCATAGCTGCAACACCATGTCCTAGACCTGCATTGATAGGTTTACGCAACAGTTCAATTGTGTTGCCTTTGAATGCGTTGATAATTGCACGACCTGCAAGTTTGCTAGCGTACAATGTGGCTGACAAACCTTGTCCGAAGTAAGTTGCACCTTGTGTGTCACGGTTGACAATAAATGCACGTCGGAACGAAAGTTGCTTTTGTGCATACGCAAGGAGTTTTTCAAGACTATCAACTTCACCGTTAGTAAGTTCAAAAGCCTTGAACAACGGCATCATTGCTGCTGGGTTTTCACGAGCAAGCTCAGCAAGGTTTTCGCTAAACGTTTTTGCTTCTTGACTAATCCGACGACGACCTTCTTTAAATTCTTCCAAGATCGTTGCAAACTGCTCAGCATTTGTAACCCCATCTTTAGGGTCAAAGTTCTTCATTTGCAACATATTACCTGACACGTACTGGTTCAGACGCACCTCTTCATATAGAAATGCAGCTTTTTTCAGCATTAGGTCACGTGTCATCAGGGTGTCGTTTGCATAATCAAAACGACGCAGACCTTCGGCTTGTGTAGCTAGCTCAGCACCTGCAGTTTGCATAGCACGAGATGACGCTGCCAAGACTTCTTCACCAATAAATTGGTTATACAGGTCCATGTAGGCAAAGTACGCAGCACGTACCTGACCTTCCGTTGCAATCTCTTCCGCATAGTCGTCAGTTAGTTGGATCACAGAACGTTTGGTGTGCATGAAATCACGAATCTCATCCACAGAGTTTGCACTCATCATGCGCTTGTAATAAGCAATAGCGTCAGCGTCAAGCTCAGATCGCCTCATCCTGAAATTACCGACTTTGTATTCAAAGTCACCAACTCTGTTAGCACGCTCTGCAAAGTCAACTACAAGGTCACGGGCATCTTTACCTGCACCATCTGCAGCAGCCAAAGCGTGTCGTGTAATTGCTGGTGGCGGGTCACCAACTACTTCCCCACGGTTAATACGCGCAGCTTCACCCATATTACGGGCTTCTTGGCCTGCTTCGTCAAACTGCTTA